GATTTGGGATATACAACTTTTACCCTCCTATATCTACTAAGTACACCAGTAAAACTAGTAAACAATTCTTCGTCGCTTACTGTTGTAAAATACTTGGTTACCTCGTTGGCGTATGATATAGACTGTCCGTTATCGCTAATACTTGTAACAACTCGGTCAACAGCTGTATTGTCCTCGTTATTTATAGCGATTTCTTTTAAGCATTTCTTCAACCCAGTATTAACTATATTAGCTAAAATACGCTCTACTTTAGTAGGTATAGTCTCGCTATTTAAGTAAAGGCAAACTCTATCTATAACCTCTTCAATACAAAAATCTATTAAACCAGTATTATCCGTTTCAATATCTTTTAAGTTTTTATTGAGGATCCCTAGATATGTTTTTATCCTATCTTTTACTGTTGTTTCGTCCATATTAACACCTCCTTAGTAGTAGACTGTAATAACTATTCAGTTTCTTTAGCACTAATTAGCTCTAAAAGTTCGGCTTTAGTAACTTTTTTAGTATATTCGATACCTAGTTCGTCAGCTTTAGCTTTTAAATCGTTTAAAGTAGGCTCTTTATCAGCCTTTTTATCTTCAACTAATTCGTATACATCAGTATACTTTTCATATTGAGCGATTAGTTTTTCGTTTGTAACGTGTTCTAATACTCCTACTAATTTGTTTCTAAATGTTTTCATTATTTCCACCTTAACCTTTTCTAATATTTATTATTTTTATTATTTTGACTTAATTACACTGTTTCAGCGTATTTGATTAAGTCTGGCATAACAGCCTTAGTACCTTTTGAGAAGAATAATTCAAGTGCAATATCATTTGATAGAGGTATTTTTTCAGCGTCGTATTCGTCAGTAGTAACTAATTGTCCTACAGCTCCGTCGATCATACAAATAATAGGTTTTGTTTGTCTATGATTTGAGAAAATACGTACTCTATGGAATAATTCCTCAGTTAAACCATTTAAGCTATTTGGTACACTATCAATATAATTTTCGATAGCTGAGTAGATAGCTGGAGTTACAGTAACTACTAGCATATCACGGTCAACACCGTCAACCCAGTCATTTTTAGTAGTTTCAACTGATAAAATTAACTCTTCAACTTTTTCTTGGATAGTTTCTTTAGTTAATTCAACAGCTGTACCCTCTTTTTCAGCACAAGCGAAGAACTCACTATCTAAGTAAGCTATCATACGTTTGATATGGTTAGCTTTTCTCTTTTCAGCCATACCACTTAAACCGTGTAATTTAACATCTTTTCTAGCTAATTCTTCTACGATTTCTTTATCAGTATCAACTGAGATAGTTACTTTACCGCTATTCTTTAAAGCGTCTCCTTTTCCACCTTTTCTAGCTGTACCTAAATCATTAACTACAGCATTTTTAAATCTATCGATTTCTACTGTACCAGTAGTAGCGTCTCCACTATAGTTTTTATTTTTGATTTGTTCGCTTATTGCACCTTTTTGTACCGCTTCAATTACTTCTCCGTAAGTTTCAGCTAATTTGTCTTTAGTTTCGTCATTTATATAAATATTTAACGCGTCTTGTCTTGCCATATATACATCACTCCTTTATCTAATTTTTTGGCATTAAAAAGCCGACACAACTTTTTTAGTCTTGTCGGTATCATTGTTAGAATTAGAAAAGTCCGTTGGTGGAGTTCCTTTTAACTTATCAGTTACTCCAGTCTCTACTGACTTATTATAAGTTTTAGCTAGTTTTTCAATATTTTCTTTAGTCTTTGTTTCGTCTAAATCTACAACAAAGTCCACTAAGTCAATAGGGATATTTTTAGCTTTAAGCATTTCTTGAGCTGTTAAGCGTCTCTCACGTAAAGTAATATTATCCTCACGTGCTTTAAGCTCAGCCTCTCTTTTGCTTTTAGCCTCCTTTTCTCTTTCCTCCTCAGTTAATTTAGCTTGGCGTCTTTCCTCAGCGATCGCATTAGCCACAGCTATTTTGATAGCTTCTTCGGTCTTAGCTTTTTCTTCGCCTCTTATTTTTCCAGCTAATTTATCCATATCAGCTTGAGAAAAAGTTTCATTTCCAGCGTTCTTGTCCTCGTTTGTAGGTACCGTAGCTGTATTTGTACCTTGAGTAGTAGTTTTGTTATCGTCCATAGTTCAATAACTCTCCTTTCTCCGTTTAACGCCCGTCGGCTATATGTGAAAAAAGACACATCCAAGCGTCTTAATTCCATTATTGGTAGACAAGGTAGGACTTGCACCCACGACCCCACGGATATAAGCCGTGTACTCTAACTAACTGAGTTACTTGTCTATATTATGACGATTAAATCGTCATAAGAAAACAAAAAAAAATATAGCCTCCAAACCTCATTTGGCTACGTTCTCGCCCCATTATTGCGTACATAGTACATTTGATTATTACGTTTTTTAAGAATATCTTTATATCTATACTAGATTAGAGGGGAATATAAGAATAAAAAGGACAAACGGCGAGATTTCCAACATCAAAAAAGACGCTTTATTCAGCGTCTTTTATATCTTCTATATTAACATCATATTCTATATCATTATCGTTATAATACTCATTATAGCTATCAATAGCTTCTTGAGGAGCTTTGTCAGTTAATTTATACTTAAATGTTTTAACATCATAGTAATACCACTCCTCATTTATCATAAAATAAGGTTTATTAACTTTTAACATATTACATCACTCCTTTTAGGTATTCTTTCATAGCTTTACCTAACTCATTAGGTTTACCACTTTCCATATTAGCGAAACACTCAGCGAAAAACTCTTGACTACTTTTTTTACCGTAGTTAGATAAATTAGCGTTTAAATCAAAGTTTTTGTTATTCTTAATTGCTATATCGTATATATCTTGAGCTATTTTATCACATATACTACTTTCATAATCTTTAATAGTTTTCTTAAGATCATAAGTACTACTAGCATTTTTTATTTTAGTTTTATATGCTTTAAACTCACTAGGGTTATTTATATTATACTCATTTATTAAACAATTTTCAACTAAATGACCGAACTCGTGATTTAAAGCGTATTTATCAATATTATTATCGCTACACGGCATACTGTGGTTAGTATTGATACAACGTTTTATCGTGTTAGTATATTTAACATCACTACCATAATAATTATTAGATAAGTTAATAGCTAAACGTTTCATATCCCAGCTATGAGATGTAACAGCTATAGCATTGGTATTTCTACCACCAAAGGTTAAACCGTTGTTTTCAACAAACTTAGCAACTTTTGGATACTTATTTAATAAATTACCTAGTTGTTTAGTATTTGTTTCTACTAATTTTTTATCTAAACCACTCAACGTATTATTGTTTATAGTAACATTATGAGCTGTTTTTACAGTATTATTCTTAACACTTGCGATATTATGTTTTTTTAACCAGTCTTTATATGAGATATTATCTATTATCTCAGTTTGACCGGTTATAGGGTTTCTAGCTCTACGTTTTAGTCTTTTTTCTCCCTCTTCTCCTAAGTATCCACGTGTTTTACTACGACAATTAGGATGTAGTGGAGGAAAATTAACACCAGTTTCTTTATCTTTATAATCATACACTTTACCGTCGTGGTTTTGGCAAGTTTCACTTGTACGACTATCTAGTGTAGCTACAAAAACGTATTTATTGATACCCATTTCTTCATAAGCCATAGCGTCAGCTTCATTATTAAAGTGGTTTGTTTCAGTTCTTACTAAACGTTCGGCATAATACTTACTAACACCAAACCTATCTCGTATTTGTTTGGTAGTTTTTTCTATATTTTGACCGCTTAACATAGCTCCACCGACAATTTGACTTAAACTATCAGCTAATATATCAGTATTACCCCATATACGTTGGCTATAATTAGCACCGCTCCAGTTTTCACTTAATAAAGCATTAGTCATATTTTTATCTATCTTACTAAAAGCAAAATCATAACCAGTACCCATTTGTGTATCGTAAACAGCTTTATAGTAACTGTTATTTATCACACCTTTATAGCACATAGTTTGTTCTAGCTCTTCTTTGGGATAGATTTCTTTAGCCTTAGCATATATTTGAGCTTGTATTTGCTCTAACCTAGAAATACGAGCTTTATAATTATTCTTAACATATTTATCTAAACCTTGACGTTTTAATGTTTTCCACACTTTATCAGTTTCTTTTTTACTGAGTAAAGTTTTTAAACTTTGTATATCTAGTCCAGTTTCTTTAGAGTAGTTAATATAAACTCGTTTTATTTCTTCGTCTATATCTTTATATGCTTGATCGTATATTTTCTTGATACGTTCAATATACTCACTACTTGTTTTTTCAGCTTCACTCAAACGAGCTATAGCTCTATTATCCCAATAACTAGAAGATTTAGCCATAGACTAACACCTCCTAGCTTACTATAGGATCATCCACAATAGCTTTAATATCTCTACTGTTTTTTTCAGTATTTTCTTGAGGTTGCCCCTCATTATTAGCGTCTCCTATTTGGTTATTTTCAAACGCTAAGTCATAAGGGTTTTTGGGTTTTGTTTCGTCCTCTTTTTTCTTTAGTTCTACAATTTCGCTAGCGTCTTTAATAAAAGATAATTGGGATATTAAAGTCTCGGTATCAACATAATCAGCTAAATTATTTATCATTTGTGATATTTCAAAATCATTACTTGGTAGATTACGTTTAAATACAGCGTCTACCTCTTCAATAGGTACCTCACTCATTTTAGATTTAGTAGTTAGGAAATTATTATATAGTTTAAATCTTTCCATTAAACCTTTTTCCATATAACGTTCTTTATTTTTAATATTTTGCTCGAACGCTAATAACTTATATCTAATAGCTACTCCACTAGAATTACCTACAAAGTTTTCGTCGCTCATATTAGGTACCATACTTATTTTATGTATATCGTTTTCTATATTTTGTCTTAATATATCAACATCTCCCTCTTGGAGTGTCTTGATTAAATACTCAGCTCTTGCGTCAGCTGGTATATTAGCTAACATACGACTTGTTTTTAACATTTCAGCTTGTTCGTCGTCAAAGTCCATACCATACATACACAAAATAGCGTCTACTAATTGTTCTTTATCGTTAATACGATCGCTTTGTAGTAAGTTATATGCGTCTATCAAACTAATTACTGGCTCAAAGTCTCCTAAAAGCTCGGGGTTATTCTTATAACAAATAAAAGGTACATCCCCAAAAGCGTGAGGCTCACTTTTTCCTACTTGATGTAGGCTCTTACTATATGATTTATATACACGTTTTTCTTTTTTATCAGCATATATAATCTCATAATATTTTAAAGTTTCTCCCTCATAAACAGCTCTATAGTTTAAACCAAATAGTTTATTATGTTCTACTGTATCGTCATAAACAATAATGGTATTTTTATTATCTACCTCACAACTACGAGGCTCAGCGTTTTCATTAGCGTATACATATTCATACTGTAAACCAAAAATAGACACATCTTTAGCAATTTCACTATCTAAGTCATTGATAGTTTGCTTTTTGTATGCGTCCATTATTGCCTCAATATTATAATCTTTATTAGCTTGATAATCTACTGGGTTACCAAGTAAGTATCCAACGTTAGTATCAGTAATATATTTAGCGTGATTTATCAGTACTTTATTATTACTTAATCTTTCGTCTTTATCACGACTTAATATATCGTGTTTACCTAGATAATAGTTTTCTAGTTTTTTAAATCTATCTTTATATTTTTCATTATAAGCTATAACATCATTAAGTACTTGATTAGTTATTTTAGTATTTTTTGATAAAGTATACATCCTTGCACCTCCTTTTATAAGCCAACTGGTTTAACATAAACCTTAGGCGTCTTTGTTCCTTTGATGTATTTATTTAGACCATATCTAATAGCGTCTATAGTATGATTAAAAGTATCAACTGGCTCGTTAATATATTCTCCAGTCTTTTTATCTTTCTTCCACGTATAGTTTTCTAGTTCTTCAATTACTTTATAACAGCGTTCGTCAACTATTAACTCATACTGTTGGATCCATTGGATACCGTGTATAATTGAGCCTTTACCTTTTTCAGTTGGCTCTATATTGATACCTTTATCTTTTATTTCGTCTATACTCTTACGCTCAGCACAGTCTCCATAAGATTTATCTTTAGATAGCCCTAAATCTATCATAGTCTCAGCTATCTCGTCATTTTTCATACCTTTACGGACATATTCCCCAGTTATATATATTTTCTTTTTATCAGTATTGATATATCCCCATACTAAAGCTGACGGGTCATTGATATAACCAAAGTCTAGTCCTATCCAACGTTTTAGTCCTTTTATATCGTCCTCACTAACTATTTTAGTGGTATATGTACCAAAGACTAACTTATCTAAAGTAGCGAACTCTCCTAAAGTATAAATACGATAGTAGGCTGGGTTACGATATTGTAATCGCTCTAGCTCGTCCGTATATTCCTTAGATAAAAACTTATTATCCTTATATGTGGTTTTAATTATTTTCGTATTTAAAGGTATTTCCCCAGTAAAGAAATAATTATATACCCAATTCTTTTTACTAATAGGGTTAAACATTAAAAAGATTTGTGGAAAATCAACTAAAGCTCTAAGACGTAAGTTTAACTGTGTAAACTCGTCCTCAGTTAACTCAGTAGCTTCCTCAACCACTATATCCGTGATACCGTCAATAGACTTAATCTTTTCTTCGTCGTCTAAACCTTTAAATATGAAAATAGAGCCATTAGGTAGCTCTATCTCAAAATCACTCCTATTTATTCTACATTGATCGTAGTATCCACTATTACGTAAATGTGTTAACATTAACGACCAAATAGAGTGTTTTATAGTACGTTGTATTTTTCTTATTACCAATATCGTACGTTTATATTTTAAAGCCTTGAGTAATACCTTTTGTGTAGCACCATAAGACTTACCACTACCAGCTCCACCCATATAAACCTCTATACGGTGGGAGTAGTCGTCTATACCGTCATAAACCCAGTCATTAAATATATCTCGGTTTAGCTTTCTAGCCACTTATATTACTCCTCAATAAACCAGTCAGTATCAACAATTTTAACCTCTTTTTTCTCAATAAAGCCACCTTTAGCCTTAGCTAGTAGCTCACTTGCTTTGATACGGTCTTTTGTTTCTTCAAAATTATCTTGAAAAACATCAGTCCAAAACTTGAATATATCTTCAAGCTCAGCGATACCTTTATTATCTATTCTTTCGCTTATCTCAAGTCTACGAGCGTCTAAGAGTTCTTTGAATTTGATACTATTTTGATAACCCATATTTTTAAGTGTAACATCACTACCAGTATATCCAGCGTTACGAGACGCTGTAGTATAATCGTCGCACTTAATATACTCGTCTATCCACTTTTGTTGTTTAGGAGTTAGTTTATCGCCGGCTTTATAAACTTTTACGTTTTTTATAGACATACCGTACCACCTCCTCGTTAATACTGTTTATTATTTGTCAGTTTTTGCTGGTTTTGTTGCTGTTTTTGGCTGTTCTTTTACTACGATTTGATATTTAGTACCATATAAGGTAATAAAAAGTTTACCGTCTTTATTAGGCGTAACCTCAATAATATTTTTTTCCATAGTAACATCCTCCTTTATTAGTTCTTCTAAAAAGATGTTAAAACCAACCCATATAAATAAGAATATAAATATAGTAGGTATAGCGATTAACATAACATCCTCCTTTAAGGATAGAAAAAAAGGACGCTCCTATTGGAGTATCCTTTTATGTATTTCTACATTTTACATATTATCACTATTTTTACTGGATAATCACTGGATATTTTAATTTTTTTACGTATCTTTTAACTTTTTTATAATGTTTTTTCCATATTGTACTAACATCCACATCATATTTATAAGCTATGTTATCCACAGCTTTAGTAACATTGATACCATTATAAACAATTTCGTAAAATAATTGATACTCTATACCAGTCATTTTAGATAGACTTTCACTCATAGAGTTTAAATATCCTTGTAATTGTTCTACTATATTTTGTTGATAGGCTATTTCTCCCTCTATAGACATCCCAGTACCGACATCTATAACATTTATTTCGTGTAAATAATCAGCCATTTTATCGTTATTTTCTTCTCCACCGTCTACTACTATCTCTTTTAAGGTAGGAGTAAGAGGAAAATACTTACGATATATAGTAGCTTTCTTATCCATTAGTAAGTTTAGCCTAGTTTTAGCCATATCTAACTCACATTTAGTATCAGTATAGCTTCGTATGGTAAACATATATCTCCTCCTTATTCTTTATTATCGCCAAATAAAGCAACTTTCAAACTATCAGTAGCGTTTTTGATAGCGTCGTGCATAGCTCCAACTAAACCTCCATTATAACTAATAACCTCATTAACTTTTAATAATTCTAAGTTTAACGTATCTACACAGTCTCCAGTTTTAGTAAAACTTAGTTCAGTAACTTTGTATGTTTCTCCGTTGTAAATAAACATCTTGGTATCTTCACTAGTAATAGCTTTTATTAGAGCTTCATTTTTTAATTTAGCGTCTAATAATTCCCACTCTAATTTATCTATTTGTTTATTAAGATCATAATTTTTATTTCTATATTCCTCATTTAGTATTTTATATTCTTTTTTAGTCATTTATAGTTACCTCCTCAGCGATTTCTTCAACAGTTCCATTAGTAACATTAGCTATTTTTTCAGCTGTTTCTTTATCGTATCCTCTCATAAGTTCTTTTGATAAAGTTATCTCCCACGGTACAGCTTTATCCATACGTCCACTACTACCAACAAAACCTTTAACGTAATATTCTCCAACTTTAACTACGTACATTATTAAGCCTCCTCAATAATTCTAATTTCTTTTATATCGACCTCATAGTCTTTTATTATTTCTTTTAATTCCACAAAATCTTTAACTAGCATTGGTTTATACACATATAGTATTTTGGTTATCGTATTATAATGTAAGTCGTATTTTTTATATTTTTCTAGTATTAGCTCTATCAAACGAATATCTCCTCACTTATACAATAACCTTTTTTAATAATATCCAGTATTTGTAGTTGTGTATAACACTCTTTATATGCTTCTATACGTTTACCTTTTACGATTTTATAAACTTGGTATAAGCTAAATCTTGGATAATCTCTTATCTTTTCAAGTTCTAGCTCAACAGTTACCCCTTGTATTGTTTTTCTTATCCTCATAATATCCTCCAACTTTATAATTTTTTATTCAACCAAACCCCTCAATTATAAAATCTTAAATACTCATTTATAAAGTTTTCTATTTTATTAGAGTATAGATTATCTAACTTTAATCTCCATATAAAATTATTTATATCTTTGATACCGTTAGATATTTCCAAGTCCTCAATTTGATTATTAGCGTCCTCTAGTTGTTCTTCTAAGTCCTCGTACTCGCTTTTCCAATAATCAACATCATTTTCTAGTTGTTCTTTTTCCTCTTTTAATTCTTCTATTCTTTCTTCTAATTCTTGTCTAGTCATAAAGTTTTCCCCTTTGTCTTTTCCTTGATTTGTAAGTTAGGATCGTCTTTTAGACTAGGTATTCTATCCCATAACTCTTTTACTATCGAGTTATATTCAATTTCTAGTTTTTGTTGTTCTACTCTTATTTCATTTATCCTAGTAGCCAACTCTAATATAGTTTTGTCTTTCATAACCTACTTTCCTCCTTGTGTATCACTTATGTAACACTTATGTAACAGTTAAGTGTTACATTTTTTTCCTTTATTTATAAGACTTAAAATGATTTGTAACAGTGTAACACTTAATTTCGCTATTCTTTTATTTTTTTATTTATTTTATATTTTTTATTTTTTTTTATTTTTTAATATAAATAATTTTTACAGTGTTACA